GTCCTCGAAGTCTTCATCGTCGAGATCCTCGTCCTCGAAGTCTTCATCGTCGAGATCCTCGTCCTCGAAGTCTTCATCGTCGAGACGCTTACGCTTGACAATCGTAGTAAGATCCTTCACTGTTCGCTCGATGCGGCTGAGACGTCGGTCGACAGACTTCTGTTCCTCCTCGGCCTCGTCGACGGCATCCCGCAGATCCTGTTCGAGTTTGCGTGCAGCTTTTCCGAGTCGCTTGATTGGACCGATAAACTCCTCGCTCAATCGCTTCTTGGTGTCTGACGAAAATCTCGAACCAGCTTTCTCTACAACTTCCTTATCCACTTGTCCCTCCTGCTGCGATTTATGGGTATTGGCGATATGGCTACCACTGTTAACGATGATCCGCCCACCACCGAGGTGACTGTTCAGCAACGACAGCAATGGCCCGTCCGATGCGACGACTCCGCGCGCTACGGCATCCCGGAGACGGGCATCGAACTCCGCTCCGAACGAGTTCTGGATCAGAGCGTGGGGATTCATCGGGATGTTGCAAATAGTCCCCTCCAGGCACTCGCTCCTCGTGTAGGTCCGTCGCACATTGGACCATGACGGATAGATCCCCTCTGCCTCCATCTCCGGCGTGATCGGATCGTCTTTGTGCTCAAGCGGAATCACGGATATGCTCCCAGTGCGAATGACCTCCGCTTCAATCAAGGCATCCACCTCGGCCGACAGTGCCGTTTTGCCATGGAAGATCATGTCGAACTCGACCCCCTCAATTCCCGGTTCGACTGTGACGATCCGCTGTGCCGGAGATGTGCCGATAGCTGGCGTCGAATCGAACCCTCGATCGTGCGCCCACAAAATGACCGGATTGGTACGGTAGTGCTCGAAGTCAATGCCCTTCGCGATAATGCGGTCGTTGGCGCGATCGTAATGTTCGGTCGTCATCAGGATAGTTCGGACCTTCCGCCCGCTGGCCCCGTCCTGAGACCGTACGAGCCGGAAAGGATTGTCCCAGCGCACTCCAGGGCGGTCGCCCTGGCGGAGGTACTCCGGAATACTCGCATATCGAGAGAGCCAATTTGACATTTTCACTCCTCCTTGGGCCGTGCCCGTTGAATGCACATGCAGTTGACTACGTCTTTCGCACTACTCAGCGCTCCCGGATGGGGACCACTCGCCCCCGTACGGCTGTTGTGGTATAGCCCGTTCTCGTCCTTCCGTTGGCCGCGCATGTGTGCGTGACGATGCCCCGTCCCTCGTCCCCGCTCGTCGAGCCATGCCGACTCGATGTCGAGCTGGTCCCACACTGCCGATTGAGCCGCATTGGTCGCAAACGTCGATGATGTCCTCGCAATGGCTTGCGCTTTGCCCTCTTTGAATTGCTCGAACTTTGCGCGGATCGCTGCTATTCGCTCGTCGAGCGGTTTGTCACGATTCCGGGAGATGACCTTGAGGAGCTGCGCCCTTACGTCGTCCGTTGTCTCCGTGACCTTGCCGACGCTGGCCGTCAGAGTCTGCTCGATCGCCTCGTCGAAGTCGGAGACGATGTCGTCCCAGTTGTCTACTACCTCCCGCCCCGCTTGGCCCACTGCGGTTCGGATATGATCGCGCAACGTGTCGGTGGTCGCCGCTTCGAGAGCGGTCGTGAACGCTTCGGCGTCGAAGACGATGCCCCCGACCGTATCTCCTTCACGGTAGATTCGGTCTTCTCGGATACTGGCGAGAACCTTTGTTTCAAGTTCATCGAACGCTCCTGCGATTTGGGTTTTGAGTCTGGCGGCCGTGTGTCGCATGGGCTTGGCATAGCTGCGCCAGTACGTCAGCATCGCGCGATCGTCGCGATAGAAAGGGTCAGAGCCACTCTCCGAGGCTCGCTGTAGGAACTTATCCTTGCCCATATCTGGAATTGAATCGTCCTTCTCGGACGTACCCTGCGCCGTCTGAACGGCCTTCCCGCTCATCACCTGCTCAACCGGCACGCCTCGAATGAAGTAGGTGTCTCCTCCCTGATCGGAAGGGATCTTCGGCAACCCGCGTCGCTCTGCGATCATGTTGGGTGTCGCCAGACCGAAATCCAACAAGAAGGTATCGTCGGCGCGCTCTTCGATCGCCTCGCGCCGGTTCACCGGCACAATGGTGATCTCGATGTCCGCCTCCCACTGGCGAAAAAAGCGAGTGAATATCTCTGCAATATCCTCCGCGCGCGGCTCGGTCGTGTTGATCTGGAGCCAGTACAGCAGAGCCTCGATTGTCGTTCGCCCATTCAGTTGCACGTTGTCCAGTAGCCCAGGAGGAATGCCGAGGACATTACAGATACTTTGCTTGTAGCTCGGCGCAAGCTGTTGTCCCTCTTTCGCGGTTTTGAACTGCTCGATAGGGACCGGCTCCCAGCCATCCTCCAGAAACCCCAGTGGGACCGATCGATCGGCGCGCTTGCCCCGCTCCCGTATTTGTTGACGGAACTGATCTCGTTGCAGCTTCGATGTCTTGCTCTTCGTGCGCATGAAGTACGGCGGGAAAAGCGCATCCGTCAAGCTCTGTCGAATCGCCTCCTTGACAGATGCCTCTGCCTGGATATCATCGATCGCCGCTTCAATCAGCGCCTTGCCATCAGTGTACATCGTCACGATGTCCTCGGCAGGCTGAGGGGTCATGAAGTAGCAGACCTGCTCTGCTGGATACCGCTCAATCTCTCCATTGGCGCCTACGATTTGCCACTCATCGATGAATCGCTCGGGTCCGAGGATCGGCGTCATCACCTCGCGAGGTATGGCGTACATCTCGACTGGCACCTGCATTCCCGTCAGAGGATCAGGGCCGAGTGTGACGATAACGCCTGACTCTCCGGCGCCGCAATGGTACTGCTCGATCCACTGTAGGATCATCCGCATGGTGATATGTGGCAGCCCGGTCGGATCGGCCCATAGCATCGGAAGCCAGTGATCGGCCGACAACGGCTCGACCTCGGTCTCCGAGATTCTACGATGGAACTGAAACTCCGTCCTGGCGACCGCGTTGGCACGGATCTGTATGGCCGCGAACGCAGTGCTTTTGTAGAGCTTCACGAAGCTCGTATCGGACAGTGTGATTCCACCGAGCAGCCGTCGCCAGGGAGCGAACCCCCGCGGTGGTTCCCGGCGTGAGTGTGTCGTCGATGCCTTCGATCGTGATCCGAACAGACCCGATATGGAGTGCCAGAATCCCATCAGGAGTCCAATGCTCCGTGACGAGCGATCGCGGCGTTTGCCCACATGATCGACTGTTCGAGGTTCGTCAGCGCCAGCGCCTGCTCCCGGCTATGCGGGGTCAACTCGGTAATCAGATAGGCCAGTTCCTTCGCCTTCGTGCGGAGCTGCTCGTATGCGCACACCTGCTCGGGTGTCGGCGAGTGGTATGTGAAATTGTTCTCGATCGTCTCAGTCATCGTCATTCTCCTCGTCGGTTTCGACCTCGTCGTCTCCCCATGCTTCGAACCCGTAGCCGCTGCCAGCGGCCTCGTACGCCAATGCTGTCGCAATCACAACGTCGTCATGCATCCCATCAGGGGCGCTATAGCGGATGCGCCCGGAGGGGAGCGTCGACTGCTCATAGCACTGGAACTCATCGATCATGATCTCATCATCGAGCAACTCGACCTCCCCATTCTCAATCCCCAACACGAGCGATTCGATGATGTGAGCCTTCGTTTCATTGGAAGTATAGAATCCCCGTACTGGGAGACCATCCTCCTGAAGGGCCTCCACGTTCGGCTTCCCCAAGGAGTTTTCCTCGGCGAGGATCGTCGATGCCCCCCACTTTTCATAGAGCTTCTTGAGCCGCTGCCGCTGTATCCGGAACCGCACACCGCTGAATCGCATGTACTCAACGACCTGCTTCGTCGAGGCGTCCATGACGACAAACACCGTGTAGTCAGTGGTTCGCCCCCAGTCGGCTCCGATCACGAACGTCCCCTCGTAGGGCTTCATCGGATAGCCCGTCGCTGCCTCTCTCACGAGCTGGAAAACGCCCCCACCATCGTCGAGGAAGGCGGCTTCGACTTCCTGGCGGTAGACCCGTCGCGGAAGTTGCTTGCGCATCTTCCGTACCTCTGAGGAAGGAACGTGCGGATTGGACGCCGTCGGCATCCTCCACATCTGCCATTCTCCATCGAGGTTGTCTCGCCCCCAAGCGAACAGGGTATGAAAAAAGTTCTTCCCCTTCGGAGTGCTGAGGAACCACGCCTCCCCCTGATAGTCGATCAGGGTCGACCGCCCCGCTTCCTCCCACCAGACCTTGAGGTGTCGCGCTTTCGCAGCCTCGTCGATGACCGCGATATGGTACTTCCGTGATCGACCCGCATCGGGATCATGGATCGTCCACGCTTCGAGCACTCCACCGGTAATCAACTCGATTCGGTGCTCCGACCCGTTACGATATGCTGTAATCGGTCGTAGAATCCGAACAAGAAATCTCCACGCTTCGAGGAGGTATTTCATGTTCGGCGCGAACCATCCGACAGACTGTCCCGCGATCAGTGCCGGAACGACAATACAGAGCGCCAGCGTCGTCTTACCCCATCGTCGGCCGCACACCAGGACATTGAACCGTCGTCGGGTCCGGAGGATGTGTCGCTGAGCACGATGCGGACGAGGGAGCTTAATCCGGATCGACGTCGTCGCCTTCCGTTTCCGTCCACGTGAACTCGTCGTCTTCATCATCCCCACTCAGCGGATTCTCGTACGTGACCTCGATCGTCAGGCCGCCATCGTGCTCGACATGCGACTGCTCGCGGTACTTGTCGGGCCGGTGGGCTTTGAGAAGCACGATCAACAGCGTGTCACTCTGCTCCTCGGCTCGATCTCGTGCGATCTCCTCCAGACGGTCACAAGCATCTTCTATCGCATCATCCCACGCTGCCCGAAAATCCTCGTCGGACTCCCGCCGCAGATACGCCATCTGGCGTGTAATCCCTGCATCCTCACAGGCTCGGCGCACATTCCCACGTTGAGCCAAGCTCCCCAGGAAAGGTTCTGACCAGTCACCTTTTTCCTTTCCCTTTTTACGTGTCAAGTTATCAGGAGAAGATATAATTTTGAGCTTGTCTTTACATCGCCTCGCGACGGCTTGTACTGTCCGTTTCGGATCTGCTTCGTACCTCTCCTCCTCAATCACGATCAGATCGTATCCATGATCGGCGCACCACTGGCGTTTGCGGTTGTCCCGCTCGACTACCTCTGGTTTTCCATGCCAGTATCGGCCATTGACCTCGATCAGAATCGAGGTCCCTTGCACTGCGGCGTCGAAGACCCATGACCGCAGTTTGACCTGCGGAACGATCGGTATACCGAGAGCGGACAGATCGTGGAGTATTCGTGTCTCCAGCTCACTCACCTTGCATCTTCGATCAGTCGTCGTCTTGTGTGTGGTCCTCGGCATCATACCTCCTGCAACACCCTATTTCTATCCTTCTGAGTCCATGTGCATCGATTACCATCCCACACATTCGAAGTGCGATGAGGTGCTCCATCATCAGAGCGCGAACTGCCTGAAGTCGTCGACGGCGTTGACGACGACACAGACAAAAGCGCACGAATCGGCATGGACTCATCGGACACCCGAGGTATCCTGCCTCACCGAGTCACGCGCCCTACGCCAGCAATATGGACCGGCACTCCATCGAGATCGCTGCGTAGTATCCTGGATCAGGACTTCCATACAGGATGTCGTATCCGTTGGATCATACCAAAGCCAAGACAATCGATATCCCTGAAATCCGACATCAGCGCGTCGAAGCGTGTCAGACGGATACTCGATATGTGCCCACGGCTTGTATCGATCGATCTGCATCGGCGCACACGCCCCCATCGTCAATGCGATCATCACGGCCAGCAACACAAGTGTGACCAGAAACATCCGCATGGCAATCTCTCTCTTCAGCATCCTCATCTCCATACGCCGATATACATCGGCAGTTCGAAAAACAACGAATCGGATCTATCGTAAAACCGGAATGTGATCGTCAGTGGGTTTGGCCCACTGTGACACTCCGGCCGCCAAAACCGTCGTAGACGGAACGTGATCTGTCGCCGATCGATCCCATATGCAAACCACATGAACCTTCTGTCGAATCGCGGTTGTCCAGGGAAGATGATGGGTCGCAGTGGGGGGTCGATTGGTAGGTGAATCGATTCATCATCCCCGAGAGAATCGGCGATCGGAGTATCCGGCACGTCCAGCAGCATCGTATCAGACATACATGCCCATCTATCTCCATCCAACGTCGTGTGACGAACTTGAATGGAGTAGGCAGTGAGATCTGGCATGTCATACCATGGACACCCGTAGATGTAGAGCCATACGGTGAAGGACGAATCGCGATTCGCATGGTAAAGCCATGCGGCACGTCCATCCTCACCGATGCCTACAGCGCAGAATGTACTCATGCTATCTTCTCGTGGCAGGACCGGGGTGATAGCCGGACCCGTACCAATCCACTGCGGCAGCCACACTGTGGAATCGCTACTCAATACCAACTTGGTCAGAGTAGTCCCCTCCTCGGCAGGGTCCGTCACGGAACAAGAGCCAAGCAGTGTCACCACGATTATCAACCATCGCCACATGATACCCTCCAGAAAAAAACGACCGGCAGAAAGCCCCTGCACATTCCTCTCTACACAACCTCTGCACTACCTATCACACCTTCTGCCGGTCGCAACACTGAAAGAGAAAGATCATCCAACCCACCGGCGTCGAGAGCCGGTATCAAGATGGGTAAACGTCGTATATCGACCCAATCCGCCGAGGTGCTCACCAAAGATCTTCCCCTCATGGATGTCTCTCCATACTTGGAGAGGAGCAATGCCCTCAACGGTAAAGTCTGCCGCAGTACCCTTCAAATGCTGGCTATTCTTTGCCCCCCCTACCTTCTTGTTGTAGGAAGGAGTTCGATAACCCGAATGAATCGTCACTGGCTTGCCGTAATAGGCTCGGATTTTTTCCAAGAGGAGAACCGTTTCAGTAGAAACGAAGATCTTGTCACTGCCATCCTTGCAACGGAATTCACGTACCTTGAAATGCGGGCTGATGTTCTCATCTCCATCAGCCGCCAGACTATATGTCTGTATCGACATAGCGGGATACTCCTGGGTCAGCGCGTGACGTGGCGGTAAGCAAAATGGGTTCAGCGCACGCCGCTTACACGTCCGCGCTGAACCCAATGCAAATGTATGGCCTCAACTATCAAAGTCCAAATCAGTATCGTCGCGTACGATAGGACTGATGAACCCTGTAAGGCGTATGGAACATATCGGGCATCTTGCCACGTCGCTCCAGTTCCTGAACCTGTATCGCTCGTGCTGCTCCCGGGTCAGCCAGGGAGAGCATCTTTCGTCGAGCCTCCGACACAAATATGGTATACCAGGTTCCGAATGCCCGGAACCCTTTCTGACGTGCGGATATGATGTAGTACCCAACGCCATCTGTACAGATCGCATACGCACCCAAGAACTCCACGACAACGAGACCCAGTCCATTGACGATGATGATTTGCCCCACTTCGAAGTAGCCTTTCATGTATCCTCCTATGATAGTTGTTACTGAATTGCTCCTATAGCTCGGAGTGCTTCGTCTACATCACACACAGTAATCACTGATCCTCGCCACATCTGATGAAATACCATCTCATCCGTAGTCAGCTTCCGAGCGCTCGGCGGCCGTCGTCCATCCTTGATTTCCAGTAGGTGGTTCAGCCCCCTGTACCCAACCACAATGTCCGGGAACCCCTTCCCAAGATCCGATGTCACTGTCACCGTCGCCCCGACCTGTCGGAGCGCACGGACTATCTCAACTTGGTTACCGTCAACTCGCTTCGGCATAATTGAACAGGTTGATTTTCTCAGCCTCAATCTGACGCTGTAGCTTGTCAACGTTCCGTAATGCCTGCTGATGGTAGCTCTCCTTCAGCTCGAACCCTATAGCATCCCGCCCTTGTTCGATCGCTACGTAGGCTGTCGATCCAATGCCCATAAAAGGGTCGAGAATCGTTTCACCGGGGTTAGTGTACAATCGGATGCAGCGCCGGATAACCTCCAGTTGCAAGGGGCATACATGCTTCTCATCATGCTCTTCACGGGCTGACTTCCATCCGTCCAGCACATCGGTTTCTCTGATATCGTTCCACACACCGTATGCCCACTGAATCCACTCCTCAGTCGTTATCCAGCCTGATGGGTTTCGGTCCGGATCTTTCAGAGCAGGAACAGGAACGGAGTCACCAGGCTTCTGGAAAACCATCACATAATCGTTGACGGCCGGAGCGAGATTGCGAGCATTCGTGCGCCCTGTTTCAAACATCAGGCAATGCAGGTTCAATCTCTTCGCAATGATCTGAGGGTTCTTCGGGATCACTACCTCTCCGGTCCAATGGAATCCTCCTGATTCGAATAGATCAACCACAGCGCCACGAAAATCACGGCGTCCCATGTATCCGTGCTGGTTCTTGTATCGTAGCAGTTGCTGAATATGGATACATGCGTTGGTACCTGGCCTCATGACTCGAAGCAGTTGCTCTACGAAGAATCTCATGTGCAGCCCGAACTGCCCAGCCCGAAGGTCGACCCCATCGAAATTGTTACCGATGTCCTCAGTCTTCCCACTGTACATGAAGAGCGCTCCAAAGGGGATCGATGAGACAGTGAGGTCGACAGAATTGGCTGCCAATTCTGCCATACCCGCAATACAATCACTGTTGTGTATGATAGCCTGATTCATTTTATACCTCTTGTTGAATCTGGATGATATGCTCCATCGCCATGAGATAGTTCTGCTCCTGAATCGCAGTATCGGTCTCAAACTGTCCCTGCTTGCGCCGGAGATTATCCAAGACGATCCCTTCCAAGTCTGGGATATAAGGAACGTGGACACGTAGTCGCTGAGTCTGACCGTATCGATATGCTCGTCGAATGGCCTGATAGAACTGCTCATAGGAATCGTTCCATCCGCTGAAGATCATGCTTGTACAGTGCTGGAAGTTCATCCCATAACCGAGCAGAGACGCCTTGCTGATGAGCACATCGGTTTGACCGTGACGGAATCTCTCAATAATCGGTTGTCGATCGGACCGCTTGACACGGCCATCGAGTATCTCACAGGTATATGACCGAGAGGGAATATCCAATCTCTCAACGATCAGCGCTGACTCCTCATCAAAGATCGTCCAGACCAATACCTGACGGCCGTCGGCAAGCTCCTCACGAATGCACTGAGCAATCCAATCCGGCTTCTCCGATTCGATTCTCTCAGAAGACTTACCACGATACATGAATCCCTTGGCAATCTGAAGCAACTTTGTGCGCTCTGTCACACCAAGTCGATCGGAAGCTATCAACCGTCCAGTCCTTTGCGTCAAGAGCGCAGATGCTGCCCGAGCCTGCGCCTGAGATATCGGTATTTCGGTGAACCTGATATCTGGCTCTGGCACTTCTCGGAGATTATCTCGCCACCCGTAGACTGCGGGACGCCTCAGATAGATTGACCAGCCGCACATAAACTCGAAGAACGCTGTTTGAGCGTGTGGCTTCACTCTCCATACTCCACGCTTGTCCCGTTGGAAGAATGTCCAGAGAATATCGGCCTCGGTTCGGAGCTTTTCCAGGAATGCCGCCTGCGACGCATACTCCATAGGATCATTCGGAGCTGGTGTCGCTGTACAGGACAGCTTATACTCGATACCACGTGCGCTCTTGATGAGATTCCACTTGATCTTCCCCCCCCCGCTCTTCAGGATACTCGACTCGTCGAGTATCAACCCAGATAGGTGCCGCACCTCATTCAACACTCCTGGAATCAGCTTTTCGTAGTTGCAGATACCAACCCCTGTACCAATACCTGTACACCACCGCACGAGATCATCCCGAGTAGTAATCGGAGTGATATGCAATGCGTCGCCGTACCATCGCAGACATTCCTCGATAGTTTGCTGGATAATCGCCAACGGTGAGAGAATCAGCACCCGCCCGGCAGTCCGGTGAATGACATGTCGAGCAAACTCCAAGAACATCGCGGTCTTGCCCAGACCGCAATCTGCCCAGATCGCGTATCGACGTGCAGATAGTGCCGTCATGACGATGAACTTCTGGTAATCGAATAGATGATCGGCCAGTGGCAATTCGCTGGCTGTCACCAATGGTTGATCTACTCCCAGCAGAGAGGCGAAGCGGGCCGGTGCGGTAACAGTGTAGGAATCGGCCTCGACATCATAGTCGATCACCGCCTCTGGTAGCTTTTTCGTCCGGAGGAACAGACCATATTCGGTGAGGCCGAATCGATCGAATCGGATCGTAAGTTGATCGTGAGAAACGTGAATCATATAACTCCTTTAGCGATTTAGAGTATTGGTTTTGTGTTTCCGTAGTGTCACCTCGCGAAGTATGACTTCCGCGCTCGTTCCCTCGCCCACTCGCTGAGAATCTTCCGTGCCCGTGCATCCGCTGCGTATAGGCCAATTGCACTACCTCGCGGATTCCGGAATGAAACCTTGCAACCGGCCCTCTTCATCCTCTCGGCCACCTCGTCGCGAAGCGATGTCTTGATGTGTCCCAGATAATACATGTGCTATCTCCATCAGAAAGGCTCGTTGTTGGCATGTTTCATCTCCTGCTGTATCGCCAGGATTCCTTCGAGATTCGTGAATCTCGCGTACCGATCCTCGAACAACAATCTCACTGACCCGGTCGCGCCGGATCGTTGTTTGGCGATGATGATCTCCACGGTCGACCCGACCTTGATGCGCGCGTTTGCCGCATCATAGATCGTAGCCGGAGAATTGTCAATAGGATGGTACTCGAACTCGTAGTATGCGGGGCGATATAGTAACAGCACAGTGTCAGCATCTTCCTCGATACTTCCAGACTCCCGGAGATCGCTCAACATCGGACGCTTGTCTCCACGAGACTCCACCGACCGATTCAACTGCGACAAGGCAATCACGGGGATATCAAGCTCTTTCGCCAACCGCTTCAACCCTTTGCTGATTTCATCTGTCTCTTGGTGTCGGCTGGTGTGGGTTCGGCTCCCTCGTGCCAACTGTAGGTAGTCCACTATGAGTAGCCGAATATCATGCTCGACTTGCATCATCCGCGCTGTCGATGTCAGATCCATCATCGACAGCGCAGGTCTCTCATCGATGATAATCGGATGCGCGGCCATCTGATCCGCTGCTGCAAGAGCAGCGGCAACCTCCTCATCGGTCGCCCGCCCAGCCCGGAGAGATGCTCCGTTCACTCCGGATGCTCCAGCCACCAACCGCAGCACATGTTGCGCACCACTCATCTCCATCGAAAACATACCGACGGACATTCCCTGACGGGCAACATTGAACGCGATCGTATCAGCAAGCCCACTCTTGCCCATACCCGGCCGTCCTGCCACGATCACCAGATCAGTGGGATGCAGACCACCGATCGCCCTATCGAGTGCATACAAGTACGTGGACAGCCCAGCACATCCTTTCGATGCGTGCGCTTGACGGATCATTGTTGCAGCCTCTGTTGTCAGCAGAGGCATCGTCTTGTAGACCTTCCCCGGCTTCTGTCTCGCCAGATCGAAAAACGCGCGCTGTGCATCGGATAGATGGCCGAGTGCATCGATACCATCGTCATAGGACGTGGATGCGATCGCCATGGCCTCCTCAATGATTCGTCGGCGAAGCCACTGCTCATAGACGATACGAGCGTGATGCTCAATCCGCTCATCCGTGACGGCAGATCGGTGCAACTCTGCCAGGTAGTGCGCTCCTCCCACATCCGCCAGCCGACCTAATCGACGCAGTTCCGTTCCGAGCGTCACGATGTCGATCGGGATCTGACGGTCTACCATCGATACAATGGCCCGAAAGATGGTAGCATGAGCATCACGGTAGAAGTGGGCTGGGCGAGTGATTTGCATCGCTCGATGCACGGCTCTCGATGTCAGCATCGACGCTCCCAGGACGGCGCGCTCTGCCTCTTCTGAATGTGGTAACCGTTTCATTCCGCACCTCCTATCAGAGAGTATCCGGCCGGGATGGGGGATGAGAAGTGTTCGGGGAATACGAAGTACAGCTTCCCGGATTGATCGCGGTAGTGACGAGTGATCTTCTGCCAGCGCGTCAATCCTGCTCGCTGTGCATGAGCAGCCGCCAAATCAAAAGGCAGCATATAGGACTGGGATGTGGGGGATTGCGAAGGTGATCGACGGACACGATCGGGAAACAATCCCTGGTATCCGTTCCCCGTGGAGTGCTCGACAACGTGCACTGCGTCATCGTGCGGCAAAGTAGACAGCATCGTATCGATCTGAGTCTGAAAAAAATCGGACCATGCCGCTTTGACCTTCCGCAAGGCGATTCGGTGTATGATCCATTTCAGCCAGCAGTTTCGAAAATGGTCCGTGTCGAGATGCGGCGGCAAATGCAAGGATGCCATGATCGACATCGGATCTGTCTCGACCTTTCTCTTTCTCCCCGCACCCCTCTTCTTCTCTGTAGTCTGTAGTCTGTTTCTTCCTATATAGTCAGGATCGCTTCGATCGTCCCTTAGTCGCCCCACCGTCGCCCCACCGTCGCCCCTACCTTGCGTTTTCCCTTCAGTTTCACGTTGTTCGTCGCCCTTGCGTCGCCCCACCGTCGCCCCACCGTCGCCCTTGCGTTTCTCGCCCCTACCTTGCGTTTTCCCTTCAGTTTCACGTTGTTCGTCGCCCCACCGTCCGTATGCTGTACGCCAGTCATGTACCGTACTGAGGATATCGCCCCATCGATACCGAACGGTCTTCTCGGACCATCCCCAGAGCTTCTCATAGTCGCGCTTCCCCCGTTCTCTCCCAGCATCCTGATCGAGCATGTACATGACACATGCCGCTTCGAAGCTGTATGGGATACCGCATCGATCGCGGAGTTCACGCGCGTACCGAAGATGGTCTCTGTGACATGCTTCCGCAACCGGGAAGACGTATGTGGATGACGACGGCATACGATGTGGAGCCTGCCGCTCCGATCTTGAAGCGGCCTGTATCAGTCTGAGTGCTTCCATAGTTCCTTTAGCGAAGGATGAATCAACGGAGGCAACGATCCCTTTTCATTGCCTCCGTTGGGGGGGTACTGACCGTTAATTCGTGGCTACGATTTCATGGGCCGCGTTGAGGCGGTATGACACACCGGATTCGAGCCCCCCTTCTCCGATGTATCCGACCGTCAGGCGCCAACGATCGCAATCCTGGTCCCAATATCGAAAGACGAGTATCCCGGCGTACCCGGCCGTCGCGGTCCCGGCGTACCCGGCCGTCGCGGTCCCGGCGTCCCCGGCCGTCGCGGTATACCCCACGATCGGCAGGCCAGTTGCAGGCGCACGCTCTGCGATGTATGACGTGGCTGCGTGTACATCTCCACAGTAGACCACATCTCCAAAAGGAAACTTGACCTTACCATCCAAGTCCACGAGCGTCGATGCATCGACCTCTAAGACCATCCAGACAGCGTTCTGCTCGGAACGCAGGAGAGACCCATTGCCACATCCCCATAGCAGACCGTGCAGACCGCCCCCACAGGTAGGCTGGGGACTCCAATCCGGAGCCGACACTAAACCTGATGTAGGGTATGTAAATCCGCCATAGCTCGTCATGTCGAGGTTGCACGTACGGAGTACGAGCACCTTGCCTGCTGTGGCAAGCTCTTCTTTATTGAGTCCCATTGTGATATCTCCTTATGCGAATAGATTGCGGATAAGCTCTTCTTGCGAACTGAAGCACTCCCGCTTCGGTTGCCCCTTCTTCGATGTAGGTTGCGTAATGTGAGTTGGTGCAGAGTTGGTAGCTGCCAACTGTTCACGAGCGGCAAGGCAATAGCGTACCGTGGTCCGATGCTCCGATGATCCAGGGATGACCGGCCAACTGCGGAGGATGCCATCCCTCCGCAGTCGATACACGGTCGTCCGCGATACACCCAGTATGCGAGACGCTGCCGACATCGTGATCGGCGCATCCAATTCAGGATCATACTTCATGCCGGTTCCTCTTCCGCAAGAGCTTGGCGGATTTCGTTCAAGAGCCCCTTGTTCCCGAGGTCCAGCATGAATTGATCGTAGCTCGATGAAGAGAGATCGCTGAGAATAGCAACGCCATAGGAGTTGAGTAAGCGGTTCACCTCAACCGTCTTCCACCCCTCACGACGAGCGCGAGCAGACGCGGAACCGCGTTGCCGATCACTGATCGGGCCTACAGTCGTAGAAGCGGTCGTCGTCGCACTATTGACCTTCTGGGTTAGACGCTGTATGAGATCCGCACACTCATCACCTTGCAGTTCAAGAGCAGACCGAGTAAAGTTCTTGGTTCGCCAGAGCACCAATTCTTCGAGCTTCTGCTCCCATCCATCACCATAGTGGCCTTGCGCCAAGCGACGCAGTTCGTCGATCTCTTCAGCCGTTGCCAGTTCATTTGATTCCCGTGTTCCGGAAGAGACATTGGAATGCCCGGTTCGCACCGGCTCATCGCCATCCGTCAACCATGCCAGTAGTACGTCCGCAACAGCCTGACCAGGCTTGTGATAGACTTGGCCGTCGAGCATAGGGCATCTCGTCTTCCCCACGATCATATCATGATCTGCCGTCAGGTCGGCGGTGACATCGAATTCGTACTCTACACCATCACGTTGAATCGGAGCAAGGCCAATTTTACGAGGCACCTGCTTGCCTCGGTTGTCAGTTTCTACGACGTATTCCGTCTTGGCTCTCATGGTGACAATGAGGTGCATCCTGCACCCAGTGAGAGCATCAACCAGTTGGTTGTGAAGGGGAGTGGCTTCTCTCCAAGCCGCGAACGAGTTCCCGTGCTGAGATCGCTTTGCGGTTTTGTCGACGAACTCCAGCAACCCATCGCGCCCCGCCCACGCATGTGAGAGCGAATCGATTACCAGAACGTCGTACCCTTCCTGTTCAGCAGCTTTGATCGCCTCGACATAGCGTCGCGGATCGTGCAGCTCTAACTCGAGAACGTCGAATGTGAACGTGTCGCTGTATTTGCTCGCCGTGCCATGCTCGGTGTCAATCACCGCCATTCGCTGACCGAGGTGTTGCCCAATCGCCAGAGCACTGTACGTTTTGCCGCTGCCGCTTGGTCCGATCAGTGCGATACGGGCTTTCGCCTTCTTCTTGGTAGCCTTTGTGAAGAGTCCCACGGTCAACCTCCTATGAAGATCATGCCGACGATCTTGACGATGATCGTGACGATGGAAACGATGATGAATGCCAACAGCTTGATTCGCAGCAGCGTGTATATCTCCTGCTTCAGGTGTGCACGGTCCAGAACTCGCTCATAGGCCGTCAGTCCCATGAGAACTTCACGCCGGTCAAAGGGCGGATCATCTGATCGCCGGTCAATCCCTTCCGGTCCGACGATCAGCTCGGATTTGGAAATGTCAGATGGGGTTTGCATGTTGTGTTCTCCTTTAGCGATAAGGATAAGTGCTCCTTCAGGGGAGCAGAACCCGTACAGGCCCTTACCTGTGCGGGTTTTTTATTGTCCCGATTTCTCATGTTGTTCATGTTCGATCCAGTTCATGGCAGCCCGCGCGATGGCATTTGACAGTGATCGCTTTTCGGCCTTCGCGTACGACAGATATCTCTTCTTGTCTTCCTTCGAAACTCGGATCAGAATAGCGACACTGCCGCCCTTCGCCTGCTTCGATGTAACCTGAGTGTTCATATAGCGTATCCAACGGTTTGTTTATATTGTGATAGCGTTTTGCTATCATAACGCAAGCAAGTGCAATATACTCAACGTTTTGTTGAGTATGCAATGTTTTTCGTTCACACTATCAACGTTTTGTGTAGATGGCGAAAGATGCTACCACGTCATCGGCGGCGGTTCTCGACAGATTGTGTATGGCTCTGGGTATCCCGATAGGACACGGAGCGGATGTCGCACTCGGCGATCGTCTCGGTGTGACGGGTGCCGCAGTAGGGAACTGGCGATCTCGCGATTCCATCAACTGCAAGCTTGTCAACGATCTCTGCCGTAGAGAGTCAATCAGTCTTGACTATGTATACATTGGTCGTGGGACAGCACGACCAGTAGCCGATATCCGACCGGAAGTAGCGGAGCACATTGCCCAGATGGAACGATCTCTGACGGCCATGAAGCGTCTGCTGGAGTCGCCACCGGAGGCATCAGCATCTATCACATCTCCAGATAGTCTCGGGGAACGAGTTAAGCGACAATGAGATACAGATAAGCATGATGAGCACCGATAACTTTTACGTCAAGCAATTACCCCAGATCAGTGCGGATGATCTCCGTACATCCAATTTCGTTCTCTGCGATGCTCATCTCGAATCCAACACCACTCAATCGCTACTATCTGGTCACGATTAATGAATCGACTATACCGGAGTACCCCAAAGGGTCGATTGCCCTCGCTGACTGGCAGTCCGACTATGATGATGACGATCATGTTCTTGCCTATCGAGATGGGGAGGTCATTGTGCTACATGCGCGAGACATCACCCCCGACATCACTCCTGTTGCAGTTATTGTAGCAGAGGTACGTCCCCGTCGATAACCTTCGAGGGGGCCACTATCTGGCCTCCTCACTTCTTTCAGAAAAGCCATGATATATCGCACACTCATTCTTTCGCTCCCATTGATGGCCGTGATGGGTTGTGGCACTGTCAAGCTCGGGAACTATATCCCCGAACCTACACGGATCAAGAGTTACACCCTGAATGTATCTCAATCGGCCTCTGTGGGCGATCCAATCTTCCGTGTACAAAATGCGCGAATGATCCCGGTCTATCGAGCAATTCAGGACTATCAGCCGCCGGATGCCGGAGTGACAAATGCGCAACCTATGATCTTGAAGGGCGAAACATTTGATGTTGTCGCGATCGATCAGGAAACCGGCGACCTCATCATTCGGGATAGCGCAAAGTACCTGAATGGTATTGCGATCAATCGGGACGGACACGTCACGAAAGGCTGGGTCGGAGTCGTTGCCAACTTGCGAGGGAACCTCCCACCAGGTGGAGCGTTTGCGAAAGAGAAGCTGTTTGAGGCTTTACCGGAAGGGCATGTTGATCGGGGATCATTCAAAGCTGAGATGATTTACTCCGGACTCACAGGACGAACATTGAAGGCGGTCTATCGTGAGTATGTTGACGACTACATGCGGCCGTCATTCTCGACTGAGTTGCAGTACAACCTCGACGAGAGCAAGATCCTTGCGTACAAGAGCATCCGTATTGAAATCACTAACGCGACCAACTCATCGGTACAGTATCGCGTTCTGTCCGATGATGACCTCCCCTGGCTACCGAACTGATGTCACGACCACGTTCCTCCGCCCTTCAGCGATGGACATTGCCCGGCATCTCGATCGGGTATGTCCATCCCGGTCAGAAACGAGCGGACGGATCGCGTCCAGCCTGTATCACCATTGCCCATCGGAGCCTGAACCGCCGCATCCGTATTACCCTGGACGGCATTGACTTCGTGCCATCGAATCGACAGCTGGCCCTGGCGAAGCTGAAAGCACTCGTGATGCCAATTCTATACCCCGATCTGACGGTCGAGCACGAATCGGAAGTGACTCTGGCGCCGACATTGGCCGAAATGCAGATCGAGTATGTTCGTGTCAGAGGAAGCGACTGGACACATAATGTGCAGAAGCTTTTGAGCCAATCGCTCACCACATTTCTGACCGGATATCCCATCAATGAACCATTTGACGAAGGTCAGTTTCGACAGCATATCATAGCACGGTATCGAACCATCCGTACAGAGAAGCAGCTGGCTGACTCGACTCTCGCCAAACGGATGCAGTATCTCTCGGCATTCATCGGATTCTGTATACGTCGACGATGGATGGAAGAGAATATCATCACCGAAATCGGCATTCCGGCCTTGTCGGAATCGGAGGATGTCGAGATCTATCAATGGTCAGCACTGACCCGAATCATCATCTACTTCCGTGAACGAGCACATGATGAAAGCCAGTTGCGTCGCAACCAACGTCACAACCGGCTATATGCCGAATACTTCCACCTTCTACGACTCACTGGGATGCGTGAGAGCGAGGCTCTGAAGCTTCGTTTATGCGATATTGCTGACGATCACTTCACGATTGAAGGGAAGCGATCTCGAGCTTTGAAACCCCGCCGTCGTCGGTTTCCGTTGACGTTACCAGGCACAGTGAAAGGATCACCAATCTGGCGCTGGATGATGCGTATACAATTGACCTTCGAACGGATCAGACGACTCATCCCGGCCGGAGGTTACCGTGGAGGTTACCTATTTCCATGGCAACACGGAGCTTCGGTATCACAAGCTCTGGTCACCGCGAAAACACGTCTTGAAATCGTTGATGATCTCGATGTTCAGGCTATCCGCCGAACGGCGATTGAGATGTGGGAATCGGGCCTCGGTATCGACTGGATCACTGCATGTGACTTGGCAGGGCATTCCCCAGCTGTGCGATACCACTACTACCGAAAGCGTGAGCGGCATCGGGAGATTGCCGCTGCTCTTTCCCGAACCGCTCGACAATCTTTGGCAAACTCTTCCGGAGAGACTGAGTAG